CAAGGGGTATGAGTTTTTCGCATGGGGGATAGTGAGATACCCCTATCAGAAAGGAGCACATCATGCTCTGCCTCATTCGTTTCTCCGGTACCGACTACATCGCCCACCTCTCGTTCAGGGAGTTCGTGGACGCGACTTGCGCTCGGGACTTCTATGGTCCCGCGATGAAGCTCACCGACATGGATGACGACGTCTTCTTCCGCCCCATCGTGCGCCCCGCGTACATGAAGGATGAGAAGGTCGCCTATGTCGCCTACGAGCGCATGCTCGCGAGTATGCGGAAGATCCGAGCCAAGCTCGTGTCTGCGTACAACCTCGACGAGGACACCGAAGCGATGCTGCACGGATGGAACATCGAGGAGGTCAAGCCCCTCAACTGATCACTCTCAGGCGTATGCCCCACACGGGGCATACGTTTTCGCCACGGGCCATAGTGACAAGCACCTACACCCGAAAGGACACCACTATGCCCGACCTGTTCACCTTCGGCACCCCCAACACGGGATCGCTCTGGAGGGATTACATCGTCGCTATGGCCTGGTACCACACAGAGGAGTACCTCCTCTGGCTGATCCGCAAGGGTAGGACCCGTACGAATGTGCTGGCGAACCTCGCCATCGCCCTCGAGGACCGAATGGCCCGGAAGGCGTTGGCCGAGGAGCCGCACAGCTTCGAGAACGGAATCCTGACCTGGCACAGCCAGTGGGGGGACGTCACTCTGGATCGTAGGTACAAGTATCCGTACGCGATGATGGCATTCTCCCAGACACTCGTCTTCAAGAGGGTCGCCAAGACCGTCAAGTGACCTCAAGAAGGTCTGTCGCCCTGATTCACACGGATCAGGGTTTTTGCGTGGAAGTGAAGGATGGGGCTGGTGTTACTCGGCAAGGGGATTGGGGTCTGTTCGCTGTCGGCGTAATGTAACAGTTAGGTAACGGTTTGGTAACGAAACGGTAACGGTGCAGATGTGACAGATGGGGCTGGTGTGCGTGGAATGTGATTACGCCGGAATGTCAGTGAGGGTTGGCCCACTTTTGTGGGCCAATGGCCCAGTAAAGTGGGCCAGGACTTTTCGTTGGAATTGCAACGAAATCTCGATGTCGTGGCCCACTTTTGAGCATATACCCTATAAAGTTCTTAAAAAGATAGAGTAGTATATATAGTGATCTACGCCACATCTGGGCCTCTGCAACAGCGTATCTTTTCAAAAAAGTTTTTGGCCATTTTCCTCAAAAGTGGGCCAAAACGAGACGAAACGTTGCAATTCCAACGAAAAGTCCTGGCCCACTTTGCGTTACAAACTGGGCCAAAAGTGGGCCAAAAGTGGGTTCACACATAGTCATAATCACACTCCACATCAGAAACGTTGGGATTGCAACGAAAAGTGGCAATTCGCCTCATCCTCCTCAGCGGTCGCACTAGTCACTATGACGCTGTTTGAGCATGTTCGAGCAAAGTTCATCTAATGACCCTCCGAAAGTTTAACACCCGTATACACCAGTATACATAAGCCCCAACCGTCCCAAAACTCCACTGACATTCCGTAGTTGGGTCTTAAACACATGGCTCATAGTGAAAGGGACCGCCCTTTTGCCCATCGCAAGGGGCATGCCTTTCGCCTTCGACGGAAAGGAGAATCATGTCGAAGCGAAACCCGGAAGGGATCATCCAGGACGAGATCGTCCGCCACGTCGAACGTCACCTCGGTGGCATCTGCCTCAAGAACGACGCTACGTCGCGTCAGGGCATCCCGGACCTCACGGTCTTCCTCCCCGGAGGCGTTACGGTCCTCCTCGAGGTCAAGAAGGCGCGACCGACGCCCTCCTCTTACAGACCGAATCAGCAGTACTACCTCGACCGCTTCAGGAAGATGCGTCACACGGCGTGGACTGTCTTCCCGGGCAACATCGCCCAGGTCAAGGACAACCTGGCCTTCCTCGCCGAGAAGGACGCGGTGTGATCTTCAACCAGCACCCCAAGCTGGAGGGGATGCACGCCTTCCTCTCTCCGAGCAAGTACCACTGGATCAATTACGATCCCACCGCTCTTGTCGAGGCATTCCGCCGCCACGAGGCCGCCGCCCTCGGAACGAGGCTGCACGCCCTCGCCGCGGAGCACATCCGCCTCGGCATCCGCATGCCCCGGAACAGAATCACCATCAACGCGTACGTGAACGACGCGATCGGCTTCGGTATGACGCCGGAGCAGCCGCTGTTCTACTCCGTCAACGCGTTCGGGACGGCCGACGCCCTCCTCTTCGACGAGAGGGCCTCCCTGCTCCGAGTGCACGACCTCAAGACCGGCGTCACGCCCGCGAGCATCAACCAGCTCCTGGTGTACGCCGCCCTCTTCTCCCTGGAGTATGAGATCCCCCCTTCGGAGTACACCTCCGAGCTCCGGATCTATCAGAACGACGAGATCCTCAAGGTTCGACCGAACCCCGAGGAGATCTCGTCCATCATGGCCACCATCGTCGACTTCGACACCGCCATCGAGAAGATGAAGAGGGGGGACCCCGTCGATGAGTGATCTCGCGCACGCCGGAAGGCCCCACGAGGGCTCCACTCCGCACTCCGGACGCTACAAGTGGGGTTCCGGCAAGGATCCCTACCAGACGTCCACCGACTTCCTCGCCGAGGTTTCCCGCCTCCAGAAGAAGCTGGGGATGAAGGAGACCGAGGTCGCCGAGGCCCTCGGGATGAACACCACGGAGCTCCGAGCCAGGAAGACCGCCGCCAAGAGCGCAAAGCGGGAGGGGGACGTCGCCAGGGCCCGCCAGATGCGGGAGAAGGGGATGTCCTACTCCGCCATCGCGGAGAAGCTCGGCGTCTCGACCACGACGGCCAAGACCCTCTCCGAAGGGGGCATGCTCGCCAAGAGCGCCAAGACCGAGACCGCCGCCCAGGTGCTCAAGGAGAACATCAAGCAGCACAAGTACATCGAGTACGGCCTCGGCACGGAGATCGCGCTCGACTGCTCCACCACCCAGCTCAAGACCGCCGTCCAGATGCTGAAGGACGAGGGGTACGAGTCCCACGAGGTCTTCATCCGTCAGGTCGGCACCGGGAAGAGCAAGTTCACCACGCTCAAGGTGCTCACCCCTCCCGGAACGAAGAAGTCGGAGGTCATGGAGCACATCGGGGAGATCCGAGCGCCCATGGTCCACATCGACACCGGGGGGAAGCTCACCGGCGTCATGCAGAAACCCACCCCCATCTCCTCGAAGAGGGTGAAGGTGGTTTACGACGAGGACGGCGGCTCCAAGATGGACGGCGTCATCGAGCTCCGTCGGGGCGTCCCTGAACTGACCATCGCCAATGGCGTGTATGCCCAGGTCCGCATCTCGGTGGACGGGACGCACTATCTCAAGGGCATGGCCGTGTACGCCGACGACCTTCCGAAGGGCGTCGACGTCCGCTTCAACACCAATAAGAAGCGGGGCACGCCCATGACGGGTCCGAAGGACAACACGGTCCTCAAGCCGGCCGATCCCGACAATCCCAGGAACCCCTTCGGCGCCACGGTCACGCAGCGCCAGTACAAGGATCCGAAGACCGGGAAGAGCAAGCTCTCCGCGCTGAACTACGTCAGGGAGGAGGGCGATTGGGACGCCTGGTCCCGAACGCTCCCTTCGCAGTACCTCAGCAAGCAGCTCCTCTCCCAGGCGAAGAAGCAGCTCAAGGTCACCCGGGACAAGCAGCGGGCCGAGTTCGACGAGATCATGCGTCTCACGAACCCGGTCATCAAGAAGAAGCTCCTGGAGTCCTTCGCCGACGAGTGCGACGCCAAGGCCGTCTCCTTGCAGGCCGCCCCCTATCCCAGGCAGTCCATTCAGGTCATGCTCCCCGTTCCGAGCATGAAACCCACCGAGGTCTACGCGCCGAACTACAAGCACGGTGAACGAGTGGCTCTGGTGCGCTACCCGCACGCCGGAACCTTCGAGATCCCGGAGCTCACGGTCAACAACCGTCACAAGAGGGCCATCGCCAGGATCGGGAAGAACGCCAAGGACGCGATCGGTGTTCACCACTCCGTCGCAGAACGGCTGTCGGGAGCGGACTTCGACGGGGACTTCGTGCTCGTCGTGCCCAACAACGACGGCAAGGTTCGCTCTACTCCGCCTCTCCGAGGTCTTGAGGGCTACGACCCCAAACGGGCCTATCCCAAACGGGAGGGCATGAAGGTGATGAAGAAGGGACCGCAGACCCAGATGCAGATGGGTCGTGTCTCCAACCTCATCACCGACATGACCATCCGAGGGGCGACCAAGGCCGAGATCGCCAGGGCGGTTCGACACAGCATGACGGTCATCGACGCCGCCAAGCACGAACTCGACTGGCAGCAGTCCGAGAAGGACAACGACATCGCCGGTCTTCGGAAGAAGTACCAGAGCGGACCCATGGGCGGCGCAGCCACGCTGGTCTCCAGAGCCAAGTCCCCTGTTTACAGGGAGCAGACCAGGGCTCGAAGGGCCAGTGAGGGCGGAGCCATCGACCCGAAGACGGGGGATCTCGTCAGAGTGCCCACCGGAAGAGGGCACTTCGCCAAGATCAAGAGGCCCGACGGGACTTGGGAGACCACCGACAAGTGGATCCCGGAGATGGAGACCATCCCCAAGATGTCCTCCGTCAGGGACGCCCGCTCCCTCTCATCCGGCACCAGGATGGAAGGGGTCTACGCCGACCACGCCAACGCTCTCAAGCAGATGGCGAGGGATGCGAGACTGGCCTCCCTCCGTGTTGGAAAGCTCCCCCAGTCGAAAGCGGCCAAGGTCAAATACGCCCCCGAGGTCGAATCCCTCAAGGGGAAATTGAAACGGGCCTATGCCGCCAAGCCCAGGGAGCGACAGGCTCAAGTCGTGGCGAATGCTTCTGCTCGTCTTGCATTGCAGGACAATCCGGAGCTCCGCACCGACAAGGACGCCCGGGCCAAGATGGAAAGGCGGATGCTGGGTGAGGCGAGGGCCAGAACAGGTGCCCGCCGTTACCAGATCGAGATCACGGACAGGGAGTGGAAGGCCATTCAGGAGGGGGCCATCTCCCACAACATGCTCGACGAGATCATCCAGAACACCGACACCGACAGGGTCCGTGCTCTGGCGACTCCCAAAGCCGCCGCCTCGGTCTCAGCCGCTAAGAAGTCCAAGATTCGACTGCTCAAGAATCGAGACTACACCAACGACGAGATCGCAGAGGCATGTGGCATGAGTGCTTCATCCGTGGTGCGCCTCATGAAGGATGAGGGTATCTGATGATAGAGTGGGCCATCACCACGAAGGACAATCCATACAGTCCTTTCACGCAATTCGATGATTGGTTTCACTACGACGTCCTTGCAGAGTACTACACTTGTTCTTACCTCGACCGCCTCTGGCAGGGCAGCACGGATGCTAGTGAGTTCGATCAATTCAATTCACTTCAATTGGCGATTGATGAACTCGTTGAACTGTTTCCTGAACTTTACATGAAAGTTCAAGAGACTGATTACGAGTGACAGCGCTTGGAAGGAGGCGCTTGCAGAGGGGGGGTACCCTCCAAAAGACACCCCCCCTCTGCATCGCCGCCCCCGAGAAAATATCCCCGGTGGGATTCCGCCGATTCGCGATTCGGATCCGCCTCTTCGACCCGGAGAGGGCTTTCTCCTTTCACTTCGCCGGTTCGAGGGGGCAGATCTGAGTCGCGGAAAGGAGAAGGAACGCGATGGAAGAGGAGGACAACGCCATCGGATCGCCCCCGGAGACCCCGGAGGCGATGGAGACGAAGCTGATAGGGCTTGCAATGCGCAATGCCGAGGAGCTTCTACAGGCCCGGAAGGCCCCAACAACCGTTCTGGTCCATTTTCTGAGGCTCGGATCCCTTCGAGCGGAGATAGAGTTGCAGAAGGCCCTGAAGGAGAGGGACCTCCTCGTCGCCCGTACGGACGAGACCCGGGCCAAGACGGATCGCGGACAGATCGCAGCCGACGCCATCGCGGCCTTCCGGTCCTATCGCAGTTCGGAGGACGCGGATGACTAGGACATATTCCCATCTGATGTCTCTTCCGGATTACAACGACCGCTTCGACTACCTGAAGATCAAGGGGACCGTCGGCGAGCCGACTTTCGGGTGGGCCCGATATTTGAACCAGGTGTTCTACCGGAGCCGTGCATGGCGCCGAGTTCGGGATCACGTGATCGTACGGGATTCCGGATACGACCTTGCCCACCCGGACCATCCGATCTCCGGGAAGATCCTGGTCCATCATATGAACCCGATCACCGAGGAGGATCTGGATTGCCGCAATCCCGATATTCTGGATCCGGAGTTCCTGATCGCGGTGTCTCACGAGACGCACAATGCCATACACTTCGGTCTCGACCGACCGCCGATCCCGACGTTCGTCGAACGTCGTCCGAATGACATGATTCCCTGGAGGTGAGATGACCGTACTATCCGACGTGAAGCAGTATCTCGGCATCGACCCCGAGGATACGACCTTCGACGCCGACGTGATGATGCACATCGACTCGGCACTGGCCGTTCTCAACGATCTCGGCGCCTGCGGTCCTCTCACGTGCACGCCGAAGCTCGAATGGTCGTCGGTGTACTGGGACCCCAGGCTCTCGATCGTCAAGAACGTCGTCTACCTCCAAACCAGACTGGTATTCGATCCTCCGCAGTACTCGTTCCATGTCGCGCCCCTCGAAAAGGTCCTGTCGGAGTACAAGTATCGGATACGAGACATAGCCGAGGAGGCGAAATGACCGTACTCAAGCAATTCGGCGTCCCAGGAATGAAGTGGGGGATTCGAAAGCCGACGACACGGGGTTCGACCCCTCCGTCCAAGAGGAAGCCGAAAGCCGAGGGATCCGCTGTCGAGACCGAGGGCGGCCACAAGCGCGTTCGGGACATGACAGACGCCGAGCTCCAGAGCAAGATCCGTCGGATCCAGCTCGAACGTCAGCTCGAGTCCCTCATGCAGAAGCCCCCGCCTCCGAAGTCGAAGGGGCGCGAACTCGTCGAGAGCATCCTGTACGATACGGGGCGCGATCTCGGCAAGAAGGCGCTCACTCACATCGGGACGCAGGCTCTCGATCGTGTCATCCCCGGTTTCGCCGCTTCTCAGAAGAAGGAGAAGGGGAAGAAGAGCGCGACGGTGAACGACGTCCGGAACCTCGTCGAGGAGATCAAGAACGCCTCTCAAAATGGGAGCAAGCAGGAGAAGGCCAAGCCCAAGGACGAGAAGAAGGCGGCGAAGGAGCCCGAGCAGAAGAGCGCCGACTCTCCCAAGAAGGACGAGCCGTCGTCCCCGCCACCTCCACAGGACACTCCTAAGACAGGCCGGCCCGCACCCTCTGGGGAAGGCTACCCAAAAGGTGGAAGCGGCGAAAGCGATTCTACGCGTAAGCGCCGCTTCTTCGGCGGCAGAGGGCGAAGCGCCGGTCGTGGCGCACGACAGACGAAGCCCTCGGGCCCCGTTCGCGTCCCCGACGCCTCGGTGCGCTCGATCAGCCGGGAGATCGTCCTCCGGGGCTCGAATTACTGATCATGTTGTCGAATACCGCGATCCCCCATCACTACGCCGAGTTCAAACGCGCCGTCCTATCCGGCGAGGTGCCCGTGTGCCGGGAGATCTCGATGGAGATGAACCGGATCGACCATCTGGTGGAGGACCCGAGGTACTACTACGACGACGAGGCGATCGACGGATTCGTCAGATACTGCGAGAACGAGTGCACCCTCACCAACGGGGACTCCTTCACCCTTCTCCCGTCGTTCAGGGTCTGGGCCGAGCAGCTGCTCGCCTGGTTCTACTTCGAGGAGCAGAGCGTCTACGTCCCCAACGAGAGCGGCGTGGGCGGGCATTACGAAACCCGCCGGGTCAAGCACCGTCTTGTCGACAAGCAGTATCTCATCGTCGGTCGGGGCGCGGCCAAGTCCATGTACTCCTCCCTGATCCAGTCATACATGCTGAACATCGACACGACCACGACCCGTCAAGTGGTTGTGGCCCCGACGATGATCCAGGCCGAGGAGATCATGGGACCCATCAAGACGGCGATCGCCAGGGCCCGTGGTCCTCTGTTCGCGTTCCTCACCGAGGGCTCGTTGCAGAACACCACGGGCAACCGGGCAAACCGCCCCATGCTCCACCCCACGAAGAAGGGGATTCAGAACTTCATCACCGATTCCCTGATCGAGGTCCGCCCCATGGCGGTCGACCGTCTACAGGGACTCCGCTCCAAGGTCAACACCGTTGACGAGTGGCTCTCGGGGGATGTCCGCGAGGACGTCGTCGAAGCCCTGGAGCAGGGCGCGTCGAAGGTGCCCGGATGGATGATCATCGCGACATCCTCCGAGGGGACCGTGCGCAATGGCGTCGGCGACACGAAGAAGATGGAGCTCCTGAAGATCCTGAAGGGGGAGGTTTACGACCCACACACCTCGATCTGGCACTACCGCCTCGACGCCGTCGAGGAGGTGGGCGACCCGGACAAGTGGCTGAAGGCCAATCCGAATATCGGGAAGACCATCTCCTACGAGGCGTACCAGCGGGCCGTATCGAGAGCGGAGGCCAATCCCTCGCTAAGGAATGATATTCTGGCGAAGATGTTCGGCATTCCGATGGAGGGGTACACGTACTACTTCACCTACGAGGAGACGCTCGCACGTAAGAAGAAGGTCGAGTTCTGGCGCATGTCGTGCGCGATGGGGGCCGACCTCTCGCAGGGGGACGACTTCTGCGCCTTCACGTTCCTCTTCCCGCTGCAAGGCGGAGATTTCGGCGTCAAGACGAGGTGCTACATCACGTCGCACACGTTGAACGCTCTTCCCGCCGCCGCACGCGCGAAGTACGACGAGTTCATCAACGAGGGCTCCCTCCAGGTGATGGAGCGCACCGTTCTCGACATGATCGAGGTCTACGAGGATCTCGATCGGTATATCGAACGGTCCGAGTACGACGTGTACGCCATGGGGTACGACCCCTACAACGCCAAGGACTTCGTTCAGCGCTGGGAGCAGCGTCACGGGGCCCACGGCATCGAGAAGGTGATCCAGGGGGCGAAGACGGAGTCGGTTCCGCTCGGAGAGATCAAGATCCTGGCGTCGGAACGGCTTCTCGTGTTCGACCAGTCGCTCATGCAATGGGCGATGGGGAATGCGATCGCCCTTACAGACACCAACGGCAACCGCAAGCTCTACAAGGCCAAGCGGGAGCAGAAGATCGACGCGGTCGCCGCTCTCATGGACGCATACATCGCGTACAAGGTCCATCGCAACCGCTTCGATTAGAAAGGAGGGCGGTTGAGCCTCAGATCAACGCTAAGGAAGTTCGAGTCCGTCTTCGACTTCTTCTCCTCGAAGAAGCGCCGAGAGATTGACGAGGGGACTTCGGGCAGTCGATACGGTTCGATGCTCTTCAGTCCCTTCCGAACTACGGCGAATCAGTTCACCACGAAGCTGTACAACCAGATCGCGATCGACGTCGCCTCGACGACGTTCCGGCACATCGAGCAGACCGACTCGGGGGAGTACTCCAAGGATATTCCGTCGTCTCTCGACAAGTGCTTCCGTTTCATGGCGAATGTCGATCAGACTTGGAGCGCGTTCCTTCGGGACGTCGTCTGGACGCTCTTCGAGAACGGGCACGCCGCGATCGTCGCCACAGACACCACCGCGAACCCCTTCTACACCGAGGAGTTCGACGTTCTCTCTCTCCGAGTGGGCACGGTGACGCAGTGGAACCCGAGAAGCGTTCGGATCTCGCTCTACAACGACCGAACGGGCCAGCGCGAGGAGATCAACATCGAGAAGGATCTCGTCGCCATCGTGAACAACCCGATGTTCATGGTGATGAACGAGGCGACCTCTGATCTTCGTCGTCTCCTGCGCAAACTGGTCCTTCTGGATGCCATTGACGAGCAGTCCGGGTCGGGGAAGCTCGATCTGATCATTCAGTTGCCCTACAGCGTCTCCAGCGAACGCCAGATGCAGCGCGCCGAACGCCGGCGCAAGTCTCTGGAGCGTCAGATGGAGAACAGCAAGTACGGGGTCGGCTGGATCGACGACACCGAGAAGGTCACACAGCTCAACCGGGCCTCGGAGAACAATCTGATGGCCCAGGTCGAGTGGCTGACCACCCAGGTTTACTCGGCGCTCGGGATCTCCAAGGAGATCTTCGAAGGAACCGCGACCGAGCAGCAGATGCTCGTGTATCAGACCCGGACTCTCAACCCGATTCTCCGTGAGATCGCGACCACGATGTCCTACGCGTTCCTCGGGGAGAACGCTCGAGGTCGCGGACAGCGGATCGCGTGGTTCCGGGATCCGTTCGAACTGGTCCCGATGTCCTCCATGGGCGATCTCGTCCAGGCGCTCACCTCCGCCGAGGTGATGACGTCGAACGAGGCCCGCGCGAAGCTCGGCTTCATGCGGGCCAGCGACCCGCGCGCGGACAAGCTCGTCAACGCGAACATCAACTCGACGTCCCCTCCGGACGTCCCGAAACCGACGACCGAGGAGGTCTCATAATGGGAGGTAATTCCCGAACTCCCGACTGCGAGGGGTGGGCCACCCGATACGGGGTCCGGTGCTCCGACGGAGTCACCATTGGGAACGGGGCATTCGCCCATGAGGACGGGAACAAGATTCCCGTTGTCTATCAGCACAATCACACCGAGTCGTCCGAGCTGCTCGGGCACGCCATTCTCAAGCACGAGAGCGGCGGAGTCCGCGCCAAGGTGTTCTTCGATGATACCCCGCAGGGGGACAATGCCCGTAAGCAGGTGAGGTCCGGCACTCTGGGCGCCATGTCCATCTACGCCAAGAACGTTCAGCGCCGGGGCAACGTGGTCAGCCACGCGGATCTCGTCGAAGTCTCGCTCGTTCTCCGTCCGGCCAACCCCGAGGCCCGCATCTACGATGTCGCGCTCGAGCACTCCGGCGAGGACGGCACCTACTACACCGATGAGGGCGAGATCGTCATCGAGAGTGGTGAGCCTCTCGTCCTCCAGCACGATGACTCGGATGAGAAGTCCGACGACAAGACCGAGGACGACTCCAAGGAGAAGACCGTCGGGGAGATCTACGACGCGATGACCGAGGAGCAGAAGCGCGCCGTCGCGGCGATCGTCCTCGAAACCGTCCGAACCGCCGGCGAGGACGACACCACCGAAACCGAGAGGAAGGACTCCGACGTGAGCCCCACCACCCATAACGTCTTCGAGCGGGGGTCTGATTCCGACCTCAAGCAGGATGACGTCGACGTCGCCGGGGCTGTCGCGGCCATCGGCGCCGATATGAAGAAGGGGATGACGTTCAAGCAGTCGCTCCTTGTTCACGCGGAGAGCTACGGGATCTCTAATCCCGAGATGCTCTTCCCCGAGCCCAAGGACACCGGCGGCATCACCGAGCTCCGAAGGGATCAGACCTGGGCCAACCGGCTGGTCTCCGGGGTCACCCATCTCCCCTTCTCCCGCTTCCGGTCCCGGTACGCCGTTCTCACTGGCGACGAGATCCGGGCCCGCGGTTACATCACGGGTTCGCTCAAGTACGACACCGTGTACAAGAGCCTCAAGAGGCAGACCTCACCGACGACGGTCGTCGTCAAGACCAAGCTGGACCGTGACGATCAGCTCGACATCACGACCATCGACATCTGGGAGTGGATGAAGCGCCAGCTCACCATCGACATGAATGAGGAGCTCGCTCGAGCGTTCCTCATCGGCGATGGCCGCGACGCCGACTCCGCCGACAAGATCAACCCGGACTGCATCCGCCCCATCCTCGCCGAGGACGACCTCTACGCGCCGAAGTACGCGCTGAGCTCCGACGCCCTCGACGTCAAGACCAACCTCGATCTCCTCGTCGAGGAGATGACGTACATGCTGGATGAGTATCGCGGAAAGAGCGAGCCCCTGTTCTGGGCGCCTAAGCGCACCATCGACCGGCTCACCTGGCTGCGCGACAAGCAGGGTCGCCGGATCTACAGGACGCGGGACGAACTCGCAAGCGCCATCGGCTGCTCCGGGTTCGTCAACGTCCCTCTGCTCAAGGGGGCCAAGATCCAGCTGGAGGGCGGTCTTCGAGACGTGTTCGGAGTCTTCTTCCTCCCGAGCGACTACAACGTCGGCACCGACAACGGCGGTCAGCTCACCTCGATGGAGGGGTTCGACATCGACCACAACCAGAGGAAGGCCCTTCAGGAGACGCGCTGCTCCGGCGCGCTTCGAGACCCGGGCACCGCGGTGATCGTCACCGGCGCCCTCGCTCCCGTTGCCGGGGCCAAGAAGGACCCGAAGAAGTCGACCGATCCTCAGCTCCCCGAGATGAACTGAGCGATCGTGAAATACTTCGGCAGAATCGCGTTCTCCTCTGTCGAAGAGGCGTCCCCCGGTATCTTCGTCGAGACTCCCGTCATCCGAAGATACCGGGGGAACGTCACGACCAATGCCCATCGGTACAGCATGGGCTCGGATCCGAATGGAAAGGTGCAGTCCGGTCAGATTCTCTCGATCGTGGGGGACGAGTACGCGTTCGCACACCCTTTCGATATTCGGTGGGCCGAGTTCGGCGGCGAGAGGTGGCTCGTCGTGTATACGGATATTCGACGCCCTCGGCTGTACTTGACTCTCGGAGCGCGATACAATGACGAGGGATGACCTTCATAAGGTTCTCGTTCGGATCCTCGGGTCGGACAATGTGTATTACCACCCTCCGGTGAATCTGAAGATCTCATATCCGGCGATCGTGTACGAGAAGACGCAGTACTGGCAGGCGTACGCCGATAATCGCGGTTACGCGCGAATCCCCCAGTACCGGGCGACTGTAATATCCAGACTGCCGGATCATCCGGCGATCGAACGCATTCTGGATCTCCGGGGCAGCGATTACGTCTCGCACTTCGTGTCCGAGGGGCTCCATCACGACATCATAGACATCTTCCAATAAGGAGAATCATGGCAGCCCTGGAATGGGACAAGATTGAGAATCGAACCGGTGAGAACGGCGCCGACCATGGTGTCATCTATCGACTCGATCAGACCGGAGCGTACAAAAACGCCGAGGTCTGGGACGGTCTCACCGCGGTGAACATGGCGCCCGAGGGCGCCGAGGCTCAGAAGATGTATGCCGACAACATCCTGTACGGCACTCTTCGTGGCGCCGAGACGTCCAAGGGGACCATCGAGGCGTTCCGCTTCCCGGAGTCCTTCCGTGAGTGCGACGGCACCAAGCTCATCGACGCCGCGGTCGAGGGCCTGTACGCGACGGGCCAGCAGAGGCAGCCCTTCGGCTTCTCGTGGCGCACGCTGATCCTCGATTCCAACGGAACCGAGATCGGCTACAAGATCCACCTCACCTACGGCAACACCGCTTCGCCGTCCTCGCAGGACAACAGCACCATCAACGAGTCCCCCGAGTACAAGTCCTTCTCGTGGGAGTTCGAGTCGGTCCCCGTGCCCGTGCCGGGACTGCGCCCCTCGGCGCGTCTCGAGCTGGACAGTCGGAAGGTTCCGGCGAAGAAGATGGAGGCAGCGCTCGACGTCCTCTACGGGCGGAAGACGGAGCCCGCCAAGCTCCCCACGCCGGCGGAGCTCGTGGCCCTCATGAAGGCCGCGAACTAGGAGACCGGGAATGCTCGAGCTGCGCCTTCCGGAAGTCGACGGATGGGATGAAGCTGCTGAGGAGTTCGTCAGACTGCCGGCGTTGACAGTGCGGCTCGAGCATTCCCTCCTCTCCCTGTCAAAATGGGAGGGTCGCAACAAGGTTCCGTTCTTCGGACCGAAGGAGCGGTCGACCGAGGAGATGCTCGACTACGTCTCGTGCATGGCGGATCCCGACATTCCGATGACCGTGCTCATGCGCTTCCGGGAAGAGGACTTCCTAAAGGTCAACAACTACATACAGGACAAGATGACCGCGACGACGATCACGGATCACACCGGAACCTCGCCGAAACGGCAGATCGTCACCTCGGAGCTCATCTACGCCTGGTTGACCCTCCTCGAGATCCCTTACGGGGACGTGGAGCACTGGCACTTGAATCGGTTACTGACTCTCATTCGAACCGTTCAGGTGCTCAAGGATCCGAAGAAGAACCGAAAACCGACTCCGTCGGCACTGGCGGAGCGCGACAGGCTCAACGCCATGCGGAACGCCGAAGCGGCGAGAAGGAGAGCAAGACGTGGCTAACATCAAGGGCGTGCTCACAGCGTGCCCGACGACGATTCTGGTGAACCCTGTCGTCAACGGGGCGGCGGATCTCAAGAAGAAGCGATTCGCGATCCGCCCCGGCGTCGTGGTGGACATCACGACCGACGACGGCTATTACAACATCGAGTCGAACGAGGGTCAGTTCGACACCGAGATGCGAATGCTCGCCGGAAGTCTGACTCCCGACGACCTCCTCTCCTCCGGCACCGGGGCATCGGGCGGGGGCTTTCTCCGCCTCGGCGTCACGGACCCCGTTCCCCCGGGAACGCCCGAGGGGACCCTCGTGATCCGGGTGCCATGAGCATCGCGCTACGAGGATTCGCCCATGCCGAGGCGTTCAAGGGCGAGGCGACAACGCTCAGCGCCACCTCCAGAGTCGGTGACACCGCCGTCCTCATAATGAGTGGTCAACAGGCGTCTCCGGGCGATCTGACCGTCCCGGAGGGTTGGACCGGCGTCGCTCAGCAGCAGATCGTAGGAATCACTCGATGCGGCTACTTCGCTCGACGCCTGATCACCGATCCCGCTCAGACCCAGAACATCCCGTGGGCGAACAAGAGTCAGTTCTGGGGCGCGAGACAGAACGCGTTCCTGATGATCTTCGACGGCGAGGCCGACGTGCGCCCCGGCGACCCGCCCTGGGCCGAGGGAGTTCCCACAATCGAGCGGGAGTCCTACGTCATCTCCCAGAGTCATGGTCCGTCGGCGAACCCGCTGATGGAGTGGACCGTCCTCGACGGCGACATCGTGTTCACCGGAAAGGCGACGGTCTCGACCGAGAAGTCGTGGTCCGCCCTTCGTGTGGCCCGCACGTCCCACACTCCCGTCGTCGGTCCCCCGGGGCAGGTCCCCGCGGCGTGGCTCGCATTCTCCATCGTCAGGCCCGTTCCGGCTCCTTTGCAGAACGTGTCCGTCTACGAGGGCGGGACGACCACGCCGTGCATCCTATCCGTGTGGAGGAAGCGCGATGAGGTCTTCGCCAGGAGAGCCGGCGTCATGCCGTCCCTGGTCAAGACCACCGCGGCCCTGCTCGCCAAGAATGGCTTCATCGTCGCCCATCGAGGAGGCTCCCAGGGCTGGGTCGAGGGGACGGCTCAGGGTTACACCGATTCCGTGGCGCACGGGGTCGACGCCCTCGAGTTCTCGGCGGCGAGGACCGTCGACGGCGTCTGGTTCCAGAACCACGACAACAATCTGAAGTCCCTCGGAGGACCGGATCGCTCGACGTCCACGATGACATGGTCGGAGGTCGTCGAGGCGCTTAAGGGCACCGGGAAGACGCCGTGTCGTCTCGACTGGCTTCTGGAGCACTACGGGGACGGCGTCATCGTCTTCGACCCGAAGAGCTCGTTCGCTCGCTACGACGAGATTCATGATATTTTCAAGGGTCGTCGCGACCGCACCATCATGAAGTTCTTCGGGGACAACAAGGCGTTCTTCCAGCAGATGAAGCTTCGCGGATATTCGACATGGGGGTACGCGTACCCGTCGTCCGTGGGCTCCGCATGGTGGAACGACTTCGTGAACGGGGCGCATGTCGACATCCCCTCGATGTCGTGGGACGCGTCTGCGGATATTTGGAAGACTCTGACGGACACCGGGAAGCCGGTCGTCTCCCACATCACCTCCATCAAGGCGCAGATCGACGCGGCCGCGGCGAAGGGCGCACGGGGGTCCATCGTCTCCGCCGTATCCACAGTACTGTCAATCCAAGTGTAAGGAGAATCATGGCAACCACCGTTCAGTACGGGACCGTCTTCTCGACTCCCGTCGTCATTCGCCCGCTGACCGTCAAGGAGGAGGACCTCAAGAAGAAGGGGGTCTACCTCGACAAGACGCGCACCACGGTGAACCTGGAGGCCGGCATCTACCTCTTCGAGTTCCCGAAGACCAACCTCCCGGTCATCCCCCGTAAGATCAGCGGGACGGGCACTCTCACGGTCGACGCCGTCATTCCGTCGTGATCATGCGAAAGCAACCCATCGTACGAGCCGAGAGGATGGGACTGCCGGGAACCTCGGCGGTTCTCCGCCCCGGGTCGAAGGATCTTCAGCCCTCCGAGAAGACATACCTCGTCGAGATCGTGGGGGAGACTCCGACCGCCGCTCCGATCCGAGTCGGAGGTTCGGTGTCCTACGGGCAGGTGCTCAACGAGCTCGCGCCCATCCGCGGACTCATCGTGGGCGTCATCGGGGATTCCTTCACCGAGGGTGAGAACGGGGTTCCGTCCTATCTCGGGGTGGCCTCGGTCATGTGCAGGGAGCTGCACGCCGACGTCATCCCGTCCTACCAGACCGGAACCGGTTACCTCAGTCCCGGGCAGGGTGGAAGGGCCGTGTTCGGTGACGACAGCCGGATCGACGCCGTCCTCGCCGGCGACCCGGACGTCCTGTTCTTCTTCGGGTCTGTCAACGACAGGGCCCGGGGGGACGGCAACGCCGTGGCGGCCGCCGCCGAGGCCGCCTATCGGAAGGTGTGGAGCAAGCGACGTGATATTCCCATCATCGTGGCCGGCATCCAGCCGACGGCTCCGCCTCCGACGTTCGCCGACGCCACTTCTGACATCAACCAGAAGATGAGGGCCCTCGTTGAGCGCCTCAATGAGGACTACCCGATCGCGTACATCGACCAGATCGGCACGAGTATCAGAAACGCGACCGCGTTCGCTCAGGGCAAGCCGTATTCCGCGGGAGACGTCGTCTACTTCGAGGGCGTCGGCTACGAGTTCTGGAAGAGCTGGTCCGGTTCTACCCTGGCGGAGGCGCCGGTTCGCCGTAAGTCGATCTGCTTCACGGGAACCGGACAGGTCGGCACCCCGAAGAAGGACGGTAACAGGGATATTTACCTGCACTCGGACGGGACTCATCCCACGTGGTCCGGATCCGAGGCGTACGGCAAGGCCCTCGCCGCGGAGTTCGCCGTGGCCTACCGGGAGACCTTCTTCCGCCGGCCGAGGACGGAGCACGTCGAGCCTCCTGCGCCGCCCGCTCCGAACCCGTTCCGAGACGAGCCGCATCTCGCGGCGTTCAACGCGCATTACTGGGACGAGGACGACGTGGTCGCGTCGGAGACGAGGCTCCGGAAGGCCATCTCCGATGGCGCCGACGGCTTCGTGTTCTGGGTCCGGAGCACATCGGACGATGTGCTCGTGCTGTCGTTCGCCAACACGCTCCCGATGACGGAGGGGACCAGCCCCAGCATCAACCAGACGACTCTCGAGGCTCTGAGGGGCCTCAAGACGAAGGGTGGGAAGATCGCCACTTTCGAAGAGGGTCTCAGGCTCTGCAAGGAGCTCAACGTCGGGTGCCTCGTGCTCAACGGCGTCAAGTTCCCCCAGGACGGCAGCCAGTCGTGGAACGTGCGCATCGAGAACGCCATCGCCGCCATGGTCAAGACCGTGTTCGGAGACGACGCTTCGAAGTACGTCAAGTTCTACACCGGTCCGACCGACGCTGATGCGCGCACCCGGTACGCGGCCGTCGTCCCGGACGCCGAACAGGTCATCCACTATCACAACGACACCGTTGTCAACACCCCGCCGCCGGCCGGGAGCATCATCTCCTCGGCCAACACGCTCAACGCCGCGTCCGTGTCCAAGCTCAAGACCTACGGACGCCCGATGTGGTACACGCAGATCGCGAACCGGCAGCTGGGGGAGGGCGCGAGGAGTCTCGGTGTCGATTGGAAGGGATTCACCTTCCGAGTGCGCGTCGCGCTCGAAGCCCTTCCCCCGAAGCAGTAGACCCGCTCAAAATAGGAGGTCATATGAGCGATCCACAGGATCGGCAGGAGGCCGATCTCACCAGGAGTGTCGGCGATCCCTTCGAGGACAGGGGCGATGACGTTCCTCAGACGCCGGAGGTGATCTCATGAGCGGTCCCGCCGACGTCCTTTACCACGCCGCAAAGCGCATCGGGTACTACGCCCCCGACGACCCGGAGCCCGGCTCGGAGGCGGGCAGGTACTGGGCCGCCAAGACCGGGCAGCAATGGCTCGCCGGTCCGTCCACCTCGATCTGGTGGTGCATGCTGTTCGTCAGCATGTGCTTCGACGAGGCCGGCCAGATCGACGCCATCGGCGGCTTCTCGTACAACACCGACGTCACCCTCGCGCACATCCGGAACCACCCGGACGCGTACTTCGTGTCCGTCGGCGAAGCCGAGCCCGGCGACGTCGTCATCTTCGACTGGGATTCCAGCACTGCGGCGACTGACCACGTCGGCATCGTCGAGGCGAACCTCGGCGATGGGGTTCTCCAGACGATCGAGGGAAACACATCGTCCGGCGCGTACGGCTCGCAGTCCGCGGGCAACGGCGTCTGGCGGCGCCAGCGGTCCTACGGGATCGCGTACGTCCTCCGGCCCGCCTGGGTCGGCAGCGGCTCGTCCTCGGCCCCCGCGGTCAAGCCGTCCTGGTGGATCGACGAGGACGGAGTCTGGGGTGCCCAGACCGGCGCTCGGTTCCGCGGCGTCATGGGGCTCGATTCCTCGGCCACGTGGACGGAGGCGTGCAAGCGCTTCCAGACGTTCCTCAACGGGGCTCTCGACGCCTACGAGATCCGCAAGCTCACAGGCGACTACAAGCTCGAGGTCGATGGCGTCGATGGTGAGAAGACCTGGAAGTGCTTCCAGCACTTCTGGAACATGTCCGACATCCCCGGAGACGACTCCACCCTCGAGGAGGACGGCGTCCAGGGGGTGGACACGACCACGAAGGTCCAGAAGGCCCTGAACGCCAGCTGGCACGGGTCGCTGGGTCTGGCCAAGGCTCCCTGAGGCTCAAAATGGGAGAGATGGTACTGGAGGCCAAGGGCGGCTTCCCGAAAACCGAATCGTGGCTCGCGAAGATCGGCAAGATGTCAATCTCCGCTCAGCTGTCGCGCTACGGCGAGAAGGGCGTCCGCGCTCTGGCCTCCAGTACCCCCCGACGAACCGGGAAGACTGCTGGGTCGTGGGGGTATGAGATCAGTCAGAAGGGGAACAGGTGGACGATAACGTGGACGAACACGAACATCGTCAACGGCGTTCCCATCGCGCTCGTCTTGGAGTACGGGCACGGCACCGGCACCGGCGGTTACGTCGCCGGTAGGCAGTACATCACCAAGGCGATCGAACCGATAATGAACGAGATCGCGGACGGGGTCTGGAAGGCGGTGAAGGATGGCTAGCGTCGAGTCCAGAGTCGTATCTCTGAAGTTCGATAACAGTCAGTTCATGAGCGGTGTGAAGAGCACCCTCGACGGCCTCAAGGGCCTCAAGCAGTCGATGTCCGAGAAGATCAGCTCGTCTCCGCTCTCGGGGATCGCCGATTCCATCCGGGCCATCGACTTCTCCTCGATCTCCAACGGCGCCTCCGATGCCGGGAACCGGATCGGAATCTTCGCAACCGCCGCAGGGGTGGCCCTGGGCAATCTCGCGTCCAAGGCCATTGAAGCCGGCGTGAGCATGGTGAAGTCGTTCACGATCCAACCGATCATCGACGGCTTCAAGGAGTACGAGCTCCAGCTCAACTCCGTTCAGACCATTCTCGCCAACACTGCGAGCAAGGGCGAGAACATCCAGACGGTGAATGCCGCTCTGGACGAGCTGAACCGATACGCGGATCTCACGAAGTACAACTTCTCCGAGATGACGCATAACATCGGCATGTTCACGTCCGCCGGTGTCGGGCTGAAGGACTCGGTGTCGGCCATCAAGGGCCTGTCCAACGTCGCGGCGGCCTCGGGATCCACGTCCCAGCAGGCCGCGACCGCGATGTACCAGCTGTCGCAGGCGATCTCCGCCGGCAGCGTGAAGCTGATGGACTGGAACTCCATCGTGAACGCCGGAATGGGCGGCGAACAGTTCCAGGAGGCCCTGAAGCGCACCGCGCGCATGCACGGCGAGGCCGTCGACGAGTACATCGAGAAAGAGGGATCATTCCGAGAGTCCCTCAAAGACGGCTGGCTGACCGCCGAGGTCATGCTGGACACCCTCAACCAGATGACCGGCGACCTCACCGACGAGCAGCTCCGCGAGATGGGCTACACGGACGAGCAGATCGCCCAGATCCAGCAGTTCGCGAAGGCCGGCCTCGAGGCCGCCACCTCGTACAAGACCTGGTCCGATGTCGTCGACGCCTCGATGGAGGCCGTCGGGTCGGGCTGGGCTTCGTTCTGGCGGATCATAATCGGAGACTTCGAGCAGGCCAAGACCCTGTGGACCGAGGTCGGCAATGCCGTATCCAACTCGATCGGAAGCATGTTCGACTCCATCAACGGAGTCGCACAGGCATTCGTCGATCTCGGCGGCCGCGCTGCGGTGATCAACACCATCCGCAACATCGTCCTCGCCGTGGTCCGACCGATCAAGGCGCTGGGGCAGGCTTTCGGCGACGTCTTCACCGGCGGTCCGGCCAACATGCTCGCCACCTTCGCCAAGGGACTTGAGAAGCTCACCTCGATATTCGTCCTCAGCGAGGAGAACGCGGGTCGTCTGCGCACGGCCTTCGCCGGCATCTGGTCGGTCCTGCACATCATGCTCTGGCCGATCCAGCAGATCGGGAAGCTCTTCGCCTGGGTCGCGAACGGCGTCCTCAGTCTGGTGGGCATTCTCACCGGAGGAGCCACGACCGGCTTCCTCGGAGTCGCCTCGGCCATCGCCAAGGGGCCGATCGCGCTCGACAAGTGGATCTCCAGTCTCAACCCGATCGGGAAGATGATCGACTGGGTGAACGCCAAGCTGGCGGCATTCCGCGACTGGCTCGGACCGAAGTTCACCGGAGCCATCGACGGCGCCAAGGACGCATTCGGCCGTCTCAAGGACGCCGCCGGCGAGAAGGTCTCGGCGGGCTGGGACAAGCTGCGCGAGAAGGGCTCCTCCTTCGCCAGCACGATCGCTGCCAAGTTCTCCCCCGCGGTCGATTCCGCGAAGGGAGCCCTTGACGCCTTCGGCGAATCGGTCAAGGGTAAGATCGAGAGCGGTCTCACCAGCCTCTCGGAGAAGTCCAAGACCGTCGCCACGATCTTCGGCGAGGTGTTCTCCGGACGAGTCATGGCCGTCGCCCCCGGATTCGCCACTGCGGTCTACAAGATCGCGGACGCGATGCACCGGGCGTACGAGAAGGTCAAGGAGTTCGCCGGGGAGATGGGTAAAGCCTTCGACGCGAAGGTCGTCGCGTGGGCCGACAAGCTCGCGCAGAAGTTCTCCTCGGTCGGCTCCGCCGTGGGCGCCGCGAAGGACGCGGTGTCCTCCGTCAGCGCTCCGAACGTCGACACATCCCAGGTGCAGGCCGCCGCAGCTAGCGCACAGGAGAGCGCATCCACCGCAGCGGCTCAGGCGAAGTCAAAATGGGAGGCATTCGCCGACTGGCTCACGACCGAGCTCCCTGCGAAGTTCAACAAGATCAAGCAGGATCTTACTCCGCTGGCCAACGCCCTCAAGACCGTCTTCGGGGGCGTTGGGAAGGCGATCAAGGAGGCTTTCCGCATCGAGGAGGGCGACCTCGGGTTCGCCAAGATCGTCAACTGGATCCTCGCCGGGGGTCTCGTCGCCGCCATCTACAAACTGGCCGACGCCTTCAAGAGCGTCAAGGCCCCTATCGGGGCCTTCGAGGAGCTCCTCGGTTCGCTCGGGAAGACCCTCGACGCGACGGCCAACCGGATCAATGCCAAGGCGCTTCTCACGGTCGCCGCCGCCATCGCCATCCTCGCCGCGTCGATGTGGCTGCTCGCCACGATCGACTCCGACGGGGTGACCAATGCCGGCGTCGCCATCGGCGTCGTCACCGGTGCGGTGGTCGCGCTGATCAAGACGATGTCCGGAATCGCCAAGGACCTCAAGGCCGGCGGGGCGCTGGCCCTCATGGCCACGTCCCTCATCAGTATCGCCGGCGGCATCCTGCTGGTCGCGCTGGCCGCGAAGCTTCTCGGATCCCTCGACGAGGACGAGATGCTCAAGGCCCTTCGAGCGCTGGTGGTCGTCACCGGAGCCCTCATCGCGACGGCGAAGGGACTCAACGGGATCAAGATCAATCCCTCGGCCGGCCTGACTCTGATCGCCTTCGCCATATCGCTGTCCCTCGTGGGGCTGGCCCTCAAGATTCTGGGGAACCTGAGTCTGAAGGAGGCCCTCGAGGGCATGGCGCTCATGCTGTTGATCTCGGTTCAGATGATCGCCATCGCCCTTCTCGCAGGAGACATGAAGAGCACTTCGTTCCTGAATCTCCTGGCCATGGCGATCGCCATGCAAGTCGCGGCCCTCGTGCTCGTCCAACTCGGTCTGCTCCCCTGGCAGGTGGCCCTTCAGGGGATCATCGTCATGGGCGTGGTGGTCGCCGAGCTCGGTCTTCTCGCCCGCCTCGCCGGCGATGTCAAGCCGAAGGCGGCACTGGGTCTCGTGGCCGCAGCAGCGGCCCTCCAAATAGCATCGACCGCGATCATCGCCCTCGGTCTGCTTCCATGGCAAGTGGCCCTTCAGGGGATCATCGCCATGGGCGCCGTTCTGGCGGAGATAGTCATCGCTTCGACGATGATGAACGGGAACGTGGCGGGCGCGAAGACGATGGCTCTCATGGCCGCGTCGCTCGTCCTGCTGGCCGGCAGCCTCAAGATTCTCGGGTCTATGCCGTGGCAGGCTCTGGCCCTCGGTCTTATCGGTCTGGCGGCGGGGCTCGGTATCATCATCGCCGCGGGATTCCTCGCCGGGAAGAGCGCCGCTGGATTCCTGGTCCTGGTGGCCGCCATTAAGGCCATCGGCTTCGCGATCATCGGCGTGGCCGCTCTGCTGACCGCAATCACCGCCCTTCTCGCCGCGATCGCGGTGGTCGGCGCGCCGGCGTTCGCCGCTCTCGCGGGGGGCATTGTGCTCCTGGCGAATACGATCCCGACGATCGCCAAAGCGGTGATGGACGGGCTGATGGTCATTCTCCAGTCGATCATCGACAACCGGGAGACGATCGCTCAGTCGATCGCCGCATTGATCATCGCCCTGTGCGAGGCGCTCGTCGCCAGCATGCCGTCCATAGTGGCCGCCCTCGGAGCGCTTCTCGACGGAGCGATCCAGGTGCTCGTGGAGTACATCCCGAAGATCGTCGCCGCCGCCATCGACATCATCATCGCCCTGCTGGTGGCTGTGGGTCAGAGGGCACCGGATTTCGTGAACGCCGCTGTGAATCTGATTCTCGCGTTCATCAACGGAATCGCCAGTCGAATCGGCGACGTCATCGCCGCGGCGTTCAACCTGATCATCTCCTTCATCGAAGGACTGGCCAACGCGATCGACACGTACGAGGGCCGCCTCCGCGCGGCCATCGGCAAGCTGATCAGGGCCATCGCCAGGTTCATCGTCAACTCCGGGAAGGATCTCCTCAAAATCGGAGGTGACATCATCGGCGGTATCGTCAAGGGCATTGGGAACGCGGGCCACAAGATCAAGGACAAGATCGTGAGCTTCTGCCAGGGCGCGTGGGAGAGCGTCAAGTCGTTCTTCGGAATCGCGTCCCCTTCGAAGCTCATGGCGGAGGTCGGCAAGAACGTCATGCTCGGCGCCGCGAAGGGCATCGAGGACAACGGCGACGCCTTCGTCGACGAGACGGTGGCGGCCGCCAAGAATGCGAAGGACGGCTTCAACCGCGCTCTCACCGACGGGTTCGACGCGGAGTTCTCGTCCTTCCAGCCCACGATCGTCCCCGTTGTGGATCTCACGGAGGCTCGCAAGGGACTCGAGGCCATGAGCGGCGACATGGTCGACGTCGGCGCGAGAATGTCCGCGTCGCTTCCCTCCAACGGAGCGAACGCCGAAGCCTCTCCGGAGGATCGGCCTGCCAGCAGAGTGGTGAACTTCACTCAGAACAACTACTCCCCGGAGGAGCTTTCCGAGGCGCAGATCTACAGACAGACGAAGAACCTGGTCAGCCGGCTCGGAGTCGAATGAAGGAGAAACATGCTAAATGCAGTCACGATCCGATCGAAGAACGGAGCGACTCTTCGAATCCCTCTTCGAGACTCGTGGAGCTCAGACGTTGTGATCCTGAAGATCGACGGATTGGGCCCCGTGAAGAGTGATATCTACATCACGAATTACGGGGCCCAATCGGGCGGGTACTACAACGGATCGCGTGTGGGAATCCGGAACGTCGTATTCACGCTGGCTCCGCAAGGGGACGACGTGGAGAAGATTCGAAGAGGTCTATACCGGACATTCGACGTGGAGGAGGAACTGTCTCTGGTCTTCGACACGAATTACGGAGAGTATTACCTTCTCGGTTACGTCGAGTCCTTCGAACCGGATATTTTCAGCGCCAACTCCACGTACGTCGTCAGCGTCCTATGCCCGGATCCGTTCTATACGGACGCCAACTCCGTGATGAGCGAAGTCGCATTGCTCTCCAATCAGACCAAGTCCTTCGAGTTCCCATTCGAGAATCCGACATACGCCGACGAGATCGAGTTCGGAACGATACTCGATGAGTCTTACGGCGTGGTGGAATACCGCGGAGACGTTCCTGTGGGCATGGTCACGACCATACGTCTGAAGGGCGACCCCGGTGGGTACGTTCGCTTCGAGGGCCCTCGCGGCGCCTACGTTCAAGTGGGTAACCCCACCGGGCTGTACAAAGAGGGCGGGAAGATCGTGATCTCCTCGGTCTCGGGTTCCCGGTACGCGTATTACGAGTATCGGGAAACGAAGACCGATATGGCGTGGACCGCTTGGGATCAGGGATCATGGCCCATTCTGTATCCCGGGGAGAATCGCTATCGCATCCTTCTTCAATCCGGTAAGAGCGCGGAGGTCACTCTGTCGTACAACAACAAGTATCGGGGGATTTGATGATGTTCATGATCGAACTCGGAACCCGTTGGACCGTCGCCGGATCGCATGAGAACGACACTCTGATCCTGGACGACTACTATTCGGCGTCGTGGACCGAAAGGTTCGACGACGTCGGAGAAGCCCATCTGGAGCTCCCCATCTCGTATTGGCCGCTGGCCCTCCATGCGAGGAATTACCCGAACGGACACTATCTCCATTTCTCCGAGAGCGATCGAGTGATGAACCTCGAATCCTCTCGCGTCGTGGTGAAGCATGATGAGCCCAGGGTCATCCTCAACTACCGGGGGGTGGAGAACCTCCTGTCGTTCCGGAGGGTCACGATCGGTCCCATGGGTTGGATATGGGCGCCGAAGGCGAACCTCAGGAAGACTCTGTTCGACCTCATCAAATACGAGTTGAACGATTCGAGTCTCTTGCAGTACCTGTCGCTGGTCAAGGACCCGGCCATAGCCGACGAGTGGCTTCGAGTCGACAGCCTGGATTTTCAGGTCGGAGACACGGTCCTCGATGCCATGAAGGCGTCGTGCTCTCGGAAGAACCCGTTCCGTCAGCGACACGGTTTCAAGCTCGTCACCGACGGGGCTCAGCGGAATCACTGGACACTCAGCCTCATACCCGTGATCGCACCGCCGACTCTTCCGGATTTCACGGACGCCATCGAGTCGCTGGAGTTCGGCATCTCCACCTCCGAATACGCCAACGCGGCTTTCGTGATCGTCCCGAAGATCGAGGAGACCAAGACTCCGGGAAGCGCGGTGTACAACGACTATCGCGTCGTGGGGACTACCACATACCGCTCTCCGACGTACAACGAGAGCAACGTCCATCGCTGGAATCGCGTGGAGAAGGTGATCAAGTACACGATCGACGGCATGGGATACCAGGAGGCGATGGCCACTCTCAGTCGGGCGACCGACGTCTGGTCGCAGATAGGAACCCCGAACGACGAGGGCCAGGCGAAACGCATCATCCAGTCGCAATCCAAGATCAAAACGGTGGCGACAACGCCCGCGACCATCAGCGATCGTCTGAAATACGGGAAGGATTACGAACTCGGGACTCTGTTCACCTGGGTTCCGTACGCCGATAAGAGTGATATTCGCGCTGCCAGATTCCTGGAGACTCCTCCCATGGAGGCGCTGGTGGTCGAGTACACGTGGACGTTCGACCAGAGCGGCGTCAAAGGCACTCCCGGATTGAGAATGTGAGGATCTATGGGACAGAAGAGCGGTTTCTTCAACAGCGTCAACGGAGACCGACGATATAACGCCGAGGACATCGGAAGGATGTTCGACGGCATCATCCGCGACGGCGTGTTCGCCAACTACAAGGAGGCGTTCGCCGTCTCGCCAGGACCCGGTCTGTCGGTCAAGGTCGGGTCTGGAAGGTGCTGGTTCAATCACCGGTGGTACGAGAGCGATGAGACATTCGTTCTCGGATTGAACGATGCGCACAACACGTACTCGCGAATCGACACGGTGTGCATCGAAGTCAACGAGGCCGTGGAGGCGCGTTACGCGCGTTTGCGGATCCTCACCGGTGTTCCGTCGTCCGCCCCGGTCACTCCCGAAGGGGAGAACACGGACACGCTTCATCAGTACCCGATCGCCATGATCACGGTGAAGGCGAACGCCTCTTCGATCGACGCGACGGTCATCCGTGACAATCGAGGCGGGTCGGCGTGCCCGTGGGTTGTCGCCCCGGATACTCGAATCGACACCACCAAGGTGTTCGCCGACATACGGAAGGAATGGGAGACGTGGTTCTCCGGAGTCAAGGAGGCCGCTCTCAATCCGCCGGATGCGAATGTGGAGCTCGCAACCCTTAAGAAGTCCGTGGCGACGCTCCTGAGGAAGTGGGACCCCGTCAACATCACGCAAGAGGCGCCGGACAGCGCCTCCGCCGTGACGTTCATCAACAGGGCGTTCGATGTCAAAAGCGTTCCGTTCGCGGGATTGAGCTATGCCTCGTTCGGAACGGAGCCGTCTCTTCACAACATTCTGTTCCGAGGCAGACTTCTCGGGGAGACGATGAGCACGGCGCAGCAACGAGCCATCAAGGACGGTTCTTTCACGGATCTTTGGATCGGCGATTACTGGCTTCGGAACAACGTCCGGTATGTGATCGCGGGATTCGACTACTGGCTCGGGCAGAGCGGGATATCTGACAACCATATCGTGGTCCTCGCTCAGAACCTCTTCAACAGCGTTCAATTCAACACCGGTCCGATGAACAACGTTCGAAACACGTCCATCATCTCGAACACCATCGAAACCGTTGGACTCAACAGGTTCAAAGATGTGTTCGGATCCGATAAGCTCATGCGTCGTTCGCATAATTATGCGACGGGGTTCGATGATGGCGCCGGCATCCCGAACAACGTCTCCGCTGCGAACGTTCTAGTCAGTTTGATGCAGCCCCCGATGATTTCGACCTCCGGGGTCGGGGCGATCATCCGCGACAACTACACGATCAACTACTTCAATGACACCATGATTCTCCCGCTCTTCATTCTGAAGCCGGACTGGAGGAACACGCTGTTGAACCACTGGTTGAATTACGTGTATAACAAGAACTACGCGTCGGTGGTCGGGACCAACGGTTCGATCTCGGCGGTCGGCGTCACGACATCGGCCGCATGTTATCCTATTGCAGCGGTCAAGGGGTGATACTCTATTGCTCCCACACCACATCGAGCTGATACTCACCGTGGCGGGATCGGTGCTCGCCTCCTCGGGCTTCTGGGCCTGGCTGTCGAGGAGGACGAGCGACCGGAGCGCCACGCGGGAGATGATACGAGGACTCGCACACGATCGGGTCGTCCACGTCGGGAAAGGGTACATTCGACGCGGATATTTGACTTTAGACGAGTACGAGGACTTCATGGAGTACCTCGCGAGGCCGTACCAGAGCATGGGCGGCAACGGTCTCGCCGAGCGCGTCATTCTCGAGGTGCAGCACCTGCCAATCTATCCGGACTACAAGAAGGACATCGGATGAAGAACAAGACATACGACACCCTCAAGTGGGTCGCGCTCGTGGCACTCCCCGCGTTCACGACCTTCTTCCTCGCCCTCGCGCCTCTGTGGAACATCCCGAACGCGCAGGCGATCGCGGCCACCATCACGGCGTTCACGACGTTCCTGGGCGCCCTCCTGGGAGTCTCCAGCGCAAAGTACACTCCGCCGACCGACGGAGTGCTCAACGTCGTGTCCGACCCCCGTGTCGACGCCCCGGCCGAGGTGAGCGCCGCTCTGAAGGAGGAGCCCGAGAGCCTTCCCTCCACGATCTCCCTCAGGGTGGTCAAGTCCCACGTCTAGCTGGGGATATTCACGTAGGCCATAGTGAAGAGTCAGTCTTCGAAAGGAGAAATCATGACTGACAGCCCCAGCTACGAGGACCTCGCCCGCGAGATCCGCGTGAACATGTCCGAGGACGGGGATCCCGCCAGCGAGCGGTACACTTCCCTGCTGAGAAACCTCTCCGAGGTCGAGCGGCTCAAGAAGGAGGCGCGCATCAAGCGTCTCTCAGAGCGAATTGACCCGAATGTGGTCATCAGTGCGGGAGGGTCCATCGCGGGGATCCTCCTCGTCATTCGTGCGGAACGCTGGGCGGTCCTCACGTCGAAGGCATTCGGCTTGATCAGCAAGATCAGGATCTGACGCTTCGACCCATCCCCCCTGTTCGACTGATAATGTCGCAGGGGGGATGGGTACTCGGACCATATTTTTCTCGGCGCATGGTGAGATACACACCTCTTAGAAAGGAGGGACCATGCTCGAGATCCTGGCGTTTCTGCTCGTCTTGATCTGGCTCGTTTCCGACAACAAGAGGCCGTAGCCTCCGCTCCGTGCTCCGCAAGGGGTACGGATCTTGTGATATTTTCACTCACCCCATAGTGAGATACACGTCTCCCCACGCATCACCCGGTGCATGGGCCTTTCGAAAGGAGAACACCAATGTCCACCGCTTACGAGCTCATCATCCAGTTCCCGGACAAGCCCTCCAGGACTGAGTTCGAGAAGGCTCTGACCTCGAAGAACACCCTCCTGCTCTTGCCCGAGTTCGACTACAAGAACATGGTCCGTGCGACCGTCGTCAGGAAGGACCGCTGATCATGAACACTGACGGAGTCTACGACATCACTGGCATCCGGCTCATCTTCGACTACGGGGCGATCCAGGATCGCAACAAGTTCCAGATCCGCATCGAGAAGTACTACGGACCCAATGCCATGTGGGGGGTTGTGAACCGCTCCGAGATGGGCGGGTATCCCTGCATCGACATCTCCGTCCCCAAGGAGATCTTCCTGGCGACCGCCATGGCCAACATCGAGGACTGCGTCAAGCGGGCGGGGCGCGCCGACGAGCCCGTGCCCTGCGGACAGATGATGCTCAGGAGGTACTGATATGCTCATCCGACCGGCCATCCAGATCATCGGCCGTCACGCCCCGCAGATCCTCGCGGGACTGGCGGTCATCGGCGTCGGCGTCACCGCCGTTCAGGCGGCACAGGGGCACCTCGCAGCCCAGGAGGTGCGGTACGAGATCGGCGAGAGTCGCGGCGAGACCCTCTACAACATGCTGCGGGCCCGGTGGAAGTGCTACGCGCCGGCCACCATCACCGGGATCCTCACGATCGCCTGCGTCATCGGGGGTACGAAGGTCTCCTTGGTCCGTCAGGCGTCGCTCGTCAGCGCCCTCGGACTCATGAAGTCCTCTCACGAGAGGCTTCAGAGGTCCGTCGAGGCCCTTCCCGAGGAGGCCCGGAACGAGGTTCGTTCGCTCGCCGCGAAGGACTCCATCGCGGCCGGAGAGCCGCCCTCCGGCGCCCTGTTCGTCGGGAACGGGGATATCCTCTGGCAGGATGCGTTCACCGGACGGTACTTCACCGCGGACAAGAACAGGGTCGACCAGGCGGTCAACTCGGTCAACCACGCGCTCATTCACGGCGACGCCATCTCTCTCAATGAGTTCTACGAGCGAGTCGGGCTCGAAGCCGTCTCCTCCGGGGACGAGCTCGGATGGGCCATCGGCGGTCCCCTCGTCGAGGTGCAGACCGTCGCCGCCATCGCGAAGGACGGCAGGCCCTGCGTCTCCCTCGATTTCATCACTCCGCCGCGTCCGCAGTGGTGGAAGATCGGCTGATATTTTCACACAACCCATAGTGAAGGACACACCTCTTAGAAAGGAACCTCAATGTCCGACAACAAGACCCCCGACACCCCGACCACCGGTCAGGAGGTCGTCATCTCTGACACGCCCAGCCTCGGCGAGCGCGTCGACTCCTGGATCCAGTCCCACCCCCGCACCGTCGCCACGGCGAAGGGCGTTGGACGGTTCGCCCTCTATGTGGGCGGAACCGTCGGCGTCCTCGCCCTGATCGGCGCGCTGGGTGCCGACCCGGACGAGGAGACCGACGCCTACGAGGACGAGGACGAGGAGGAGTGACCGACCCCCGACACCGTCAATCGCACGGTGTCGGGGTTTTCACTCGCCGCATGGTGAAAGGAAGGTGATATTCACCATGCAAGCCCGACACCTCTGGATCCCCCGACTTCTCTGTAAGGCGGGAGCGACCGCAACAGGAATCGCTGTTTCCGCGGCCTTGACCGCCGCCTGCCCGCCAGCGGGAATGCTGCTCTCCGCAGTGTTCTACGCCGGTGGTGCCTGCGCCGGCATCGCCGTATCGAAGCCCACCGAGCGTGAGCTCCTCTCCTTCGCGGGAGAGGTCGAGGAATCCATCGAGAATGCCAAAGCGGCATTGAACCACTGACCATTCAACCCCCATGCATCACCCGGTGCATGGGCCTTTCGAAAGGACGACACAAGTGTACCGAGTCAAGCTGAAGTACGAGGACCCGTTCAACGACGACCGTCAGATTGAGGAGGAGCTGCTGTTCAACCTCACCAAGGCCGAGGTCATGCTCGCCATGGCCGATGACGACTCCTTCCTCAACCAGCTCGCGGCCCTCAACGAGAAGACCGTGACTGACCTCCAGGTGGTCAAGGCGATCACATCCCTCGCCCTCGCGGCCTACTGCGAGAAGGCGGGCAACCGCGTCACCAAGAACCCTGCCCGTCGGGCGGCGTTCAAGACCTCGCCCGTGTTCGACGCCCTCCTCGAGCACCTGGTCTCGAAGAGGGAGAACGCCGTCGCTTTCGTCACGGGAATCGTCCCTCGTGAGGCCCGCGAGCAGGTCGGTAGCCTCCTCGAGGCGCGGAAGTGAGCGGCGACGTCCCCATCCGTCCCGGGGACGGGGAAATCGAAAGGGCGGTCGATTCCGTCGCTCCGAAGAAGGACGGCGCCCCCATTGCGAGGGCGAGGGTCGTCACCTCTCCGGGCAAGCGGATCCTCAGGGGCGTCTTCGCGTCGTCCCTTGTCGAGCTGGGATCCTACGTCCTCTTCGACGTCCTCCTTCCCGAGATCAAGGATCTCATCGCCACCACGGCCACGAGCGCCGTGGATCGCGCGATCTACGGGGACCGAGCGGGGAACAGGCCCCCGGTCGGAGGACGAGTCGTCCCCATCCGCCGCCGGGAAGGCTGGACGGAGCGGACGAACTACACGTCCTTCTCCACGCCCTCCCGCGCCGCGCAGGAGCAGCAGGCACCCTCGTCCGAGCGTCCCTCCTACAAGGATCTCGAGTACGCCTCGAGGGAGGACGCGGGGGCCGTCCTGCGATATTTGATCGACGCCATCTCCGAGTACGGGACCGTCACCCTCGGCGACCTGTACGACAAGAGCGGCGTCAGCGTCAAGCCCGTCGATCAGCGATGGGGTTGGCGCGATCTGAGCTTCGCCGGCGTGCGACGCTCTCGTGGCGGGTTCGTCATCGACCTGCCGCAGCCCGAGTTCCTACGATAACCGAATGACGGGGCGCCTGCGAGAGATCGTGGGCGCCCCGTCCAACACGTCATATTCTCACGAAAGGACACACCATGTCACTCCCGGTCACCCTCGCCAAGGGCATCGGAATCACATCACTCTTCCTCGTCCGGAACGCGCCCACCATCCTCACCGCGGGCGGCGTCTGCGCCATGATCGGCGCCACCGTCACCGCTGTCAAGCAGTCTCTCAGGTACCACGAGGAGGTGAGCGAGCCCGCCATCACCGACCTCGCCCTCGCGGAGGTTGAGGGCGACGAGAAGAAGAGGGACGCCGCCAAGTGGCGTCTCATCATCAACACCGCTCGCAGGTACGCCCCCACGATCGTCCTCACGGCGGCGGGCATCGCCATGATCTCGGCCGGACACGGCATGATGCTCCAGAGGGTCTCCGGGCTCTCCAGCGCCCTGGCCCTGGCCTCCTCGAAGGTCGGTGTGCTGGAGAAGTACCAGCAGATCACCGATCCGGATGGCAACAACCCGCAGACCCACCCGGAGGTGAAGGTCAATATGCGGGAGGCCGTGCGTCACGTCCTTCCGGACGCGGACGTGCACAATTGGGCTTTCATGCCGTCCAACCCCAATTGGACGGACTCCCAGACGACTAACGAACTCTTCCTCGAGAGCATGGAGCACTACGCGAATGACAGGCTCGAGCGGTATGGGCACCTCTTCCTCAATGAGGTGTACGACATGCTCGGCATGCCTCGGACCCGGCTCGGGGCCGTCATGGGATGGCTGAAGGACGACATCGTCGACTTCGGCATCGAGCGGCGGTTCGAGCCCCTCGAGGACGCCGACCCCCGGATTTGGTGGGAGCTCGCGTTCAATGCCGACTCGAACCTGATCACCGCGGAGGCGAAGTGACATGCCCTGGAAGCTCATCGTCACCGGTCTCATCGGGGTCGCCGCGGGCGTCGGCGCCGCAGTCGCCGTCATGCGGGATATTCCCAAGCGCCTCGAGGAGAACGAGAAGCTCACGTGGCATCACGACGACCGGATCGCCGCCCTTGAGGCCCGGCTCACGCTCCTCGAGGAATCGCCGAAGGTGAAGGAGGCCGTCTGCGAGGGGATGGTCGACCCTCCGAAGAAGGAGGTCCCCGAGAAGTACAACGATCTGGTCGAGGAGTACGCCCCCTCAGACGAACCGCCTTCGGAGATCGAGACCCTGACCGATATCGACGGACTCTCGATCGAGGACTACGAGTTCATCAACTCGTCCAACGAGCCCGTCGGAGAGGGGGAGTGGGACGTCAAGTACGACGCCGCCAGCGACACCCTCTACGATGAGGACGAAGAGGATATTTCGGCGGAGAAGCCCGCTCTCCGCGCGTTCCTCGCGCAGTGGTTCCAGGGGGACAGCGAGGCTCGCTACGCCGAGATCGGGGAGAACGGGCAGGACACGCCGGTTCGCGTCCTGATCGTCCCCGACGAGTACGGGGAGGCGTGGTATGACTGATGCCGAGGTCGAGTACTACGAGGAGATCCTCGACACGGTCGACCCCCGCGGCGACCACATCACCCTCCTGGAGATCCTCGCCGGAGAGCCGTTCCGGTCGCGAAACCTCGGCGACCGGAACCGCAGCGACGACGTCCTCTACTTCCGGGAGGAGAAGGGCGTGCAGATCTTCGAACCTCCGTCGGTTCTCGAGGTTCTGTACGTCTTCGCCTTCCGGCTGTACGAGTCGGATGACGGCTCCGATCCGCTCTGGTACTTCTGGTCCATGCTGCGGAACGCGGGACTGAAGAAGTACGACGAGAGCGCCTTCGAGAACCCCCTCGCAGTGAGGGAGGTCAGGAAGCGCGTGTACGAGATCGGCGCCTTGCAGTACGGCGCCGACGGAACCGGGGGATATTTCAGGATCACCCGGGAGCACTACATCGACGATGTTCTGATCACGGACATGCGGAAGATCCCGCTGTGGGATCAGGCGATGGCGTGGTTGGACGACTAGCAGGAGAACGCGTATGGACTTCTATTCGCTGCGCACGCGCAAGCGGAAGAACGGCACGATCGCCGTATACCCCGATTATCGGGTGGGCCGCTCGAACGACCTGATGGTTCGGGGGAAGTCCTTCTACGCGGTATGGGACGAGGAGAAGGGGCTGTGGTCACGGGACGAGTACGACGTCGCTCGTTTCGTGGACGCGGATATTCTGAGGACGGTTGAGGGTCTCCGGGGAGAGCTCGATGACGACACGCCGGTCGTCGGGGAGCTCCTGAGCGACTTCTCCAGCGGCCACTGGATGAAGTTCCAGTCGTTCCTCAAGAACGTCGGGGACTGCTCGATCGACCTCGATTCCTCTCTCGTCTTCGCCAACACCCCCACCTCGAGGGCGACGTACGCCAGTCGACGGCTTCCGTACGCCCTTGAGGCGGGGGACATCTCCGCCTACGACGAGCTCATGTCGACCCTCTACGATCCCGACGAGCGCACCAAGATCGAATGGTGCATCGGCTCGATCGTCGAGGGCGCCTCGAAGGATATTCAGAAGTTCATCGTGCTGTACGGGTCCGCCGGCGCGGGGAAGTCGACGGTGCTCAACATCGTGCAGCAGCTCTTCGCGGGCTACTGCACGACCTTCGACGCGAAGGCCCTCGGGTCCTCGCAGAACGCGTTCGCCACGGAGGTTTTCCGCACCAATCCCCTGGTGGCGATCCAGCACGACGGGGATCTTTCCAGGATCGAGGACAACACCAAGCTCAACAGCATCATCTCCCACGAGGAGATGATCATGAATGAGAAGTACAAGGCGACCTACTCGGCGCGCGCCAACGCGTTCCTCTGGATGGCGACGAACAGGCCCGTGAAGATCACGGACGCGAAGAGCGGCATCATCCGCCGTCTCATCGACGTGACGCCGAGCGGGCGCCGTCTTCCCGCTGAGGAGTACATGGCGATTCAGAGGAGGATCCCGGAGGAGCTCGGGGCGATCGCGCATCACTGCCGGGAGGTGTTCCGGTCGATGGGGGCGCACTACTACGATCCGTACCGCCCCACGGAGATGATCCTGAAGACGGACGTCTTCTACAACTTCGTGGAGGACGTCCAGTTCGATATTCAGGACGGAGTCTCCTTGCAGAGGGCGTACGACCTCTACAAGAAGTACTGCGACGAGGCGCTGGTCGAGTACCGCATGCCCAAGTACCGGTTCCGCGAGGAGCTCAAGAACTACTTCAGGGAGTTCCATGAGCGCTACCGGGACGGCGACGAGCGCATTCGGAACTACTACTCCGGTTTTCGCGACGACAAGTTCAACGGTCGGGAGAAGGCGCCCGAACTCGCGAAGGAGAAGTACTGGCTCTCCCTCGACGAGGAGAAGGGCGCACTGGATGATATTCTCGCCGATCGCCCGGCCCAGTACGCGGGCGATGACGGGAATCCCACCACGAAATGGGACGACGTCGGGACGACTCTGAAGGAGCTCGATCCGCATCGCCTTCATTTCGTTCGACCGCCACTTGACCACGTGGTGATCGACCTCGATATTCGAGGCGAGAACGGGGAGAAGGATCGCGCCCTGAACCTGGAGGCCGCGAGTCGGTTCCCGCCCACTTATGCGGAGTTCAGCAAGAGCGGCGCCGGCATCCATCTGCATTACACCTACTCCGGCGATATTTCGGAGCTCTCGCCGGAGTACTCCGAGGGGATCGAGATCAAGACCTTCCGAGGGCGGGCGAGCCTTCGGAGGATGCTCAACGGTTGCAACGGCATGCCAGTGGCGACTCTTTCCTCGGGGGCGCTGCCGAGGAAGGAGAAGAAGCAGGTGCTCGACCAGGCGCAGGTCAAGAGCGAACGGGCGCTGCGCGAACTCATCATCCGCAATCTCAGGAAGGAGATTCATCCGGCGACGAAACCGTCGATGGACTTCATCGCGAAGATCCTCAACGACGCTTACAACAGCGATCTCTCGTATGATGTCTCCGACATGCGGGGGAAGATCATGTGGTTCGCCATGAAGTCGACGAACCAGAAGGAGGAATGCCTCAAGATCCTCATGCGCCTCAAGCTGCGCAGCAAGGACGTGGAAAAGGGGGAGTACGCCTCGAAGCCCATCGAGAACACGAGTACGGACGACATCGTGTTCTTCGACATCGAGGTCTATCCCAACCTGCTACTCGTCTGCTGGATGGTCGATCGTGACGGCGCAGAAGTCGTCCCCATGGTCAACCCCTCCAAGGAGGAGATCGAGCGGCTCCTTCAGAAGAAGCTCGTCGGCTTCAACAACCGCAAGTATGACAACCACGTGATTTACGCCCGGTACCTGGGCGAGTCCGTGGCGTCGTGCTACCGGCTGTCTCAGAGACTCGTGCACAACGACAGGAACGCCACTTTCATCGAGGCGTACAACCTGTCGTACACGGACGTGTACGACTTCTCGACGAAGAAGCAGAGCCTCAAAGCATGGGAGATCGAGCTCGGGCTTCCGCACAAGGAGATGGACCACCCCTGGGACGAGCCCGTGCCCGATGATATTCTCCAGAATGTGATCGAGTACTGCGCCAACGACGTGCGGGCCACGAGAGAGGTGTTCCACCATCTCGTGGCGGACTGGGAGGCGCGACAGGTGCTGGCGAAGGTGGCCGGCCTCACGGTCAACCACACGACCAACCAGTGCACCCAGCAGATCATATTCGGGAATGACCGTCGTCCGGCATTCCATCATCGGGATCTCTCACTGGACTTCCCGGGGTACGAGTTCTCCTACGGGAAGTCATCATATCGGGGCGAGGACCCGGGCGAGGGAGGGTACGTCCACGCGAAACCGGGCATCTACAGTAATGTGGCGCTGCTCGACATCGCGTCGATGCACCCGCACTCTCTCATCGCCCTGAATGCGTTCGGAGACACCTATACGAAGCGTTTCAAGGCGATTGTGGACGCCAGAATCGCGATCAAGCACGGGGATATGGAGGAGGCCGGAAAGGCCCTTGACGGGGCTCTCAAGCCCTTCCTCGAGGGCGATTTGAAGGCGCTCGCATATTCTCTGAAGATAGCGATCAACAGCGTGTACGGTCTCACCTCCGCGAGGTTCCCGACGCGCTGCAACGGCATGAACCCGGCCAACAACCCCGACAACATCGTGGCGAAGCGGGGCGCCCTGTTCATGATCGACCTCAAGCACGCCGTCGAGGAGCGGGGCGGGATCGTCGTCCACATCAAGACGGACTCCATCAAGATCGCGGAGGCGACTCCGGAGATCATCGAGTTCGTCAACGAATACGGGCGCAAGTGGGGGTACACGTTCGAGCACGAGACCACGTACGACCGCATGTGTCTCGTGAACCGGGCCGTGTACCTCGCCCATGACAAGACGGGCTGGCACGCCACGGGAGCCCAGTTCCAGCAGCCCTACGTGTACAACCACCTGTGCGAGGGGCGACCGGATCGTCTCGAGGACTTCGTTGAGAAGAAGCAGGTGATCAAGGGCACATTCTACATCGACCACGGAACCGAGGAGGCGCCCGACAGGCGCTTCGTCGGACGGGTCGGAGAGTTCATCCCGGTGAACGAGGAGGGCGGAGGCGGCGCTCTCGTGGTGAAGCGGGATGAAAAGTTCGTCTCCGCCTCCGGGGCGAAGGGATATCTGTGGGAGGAGCGCGCCGTGGTCGAGCGGTACGCTGACGAGAGCGACAGGGACCCCATGTCCTTCGTCGACAGAAGGTACGCGGAGAAGCTCCTGGATGACGCGTACGCGGCGATCTCCAAGTACGGGGACGCCGAGGAGTTCATCAACGGCGGAAGAAAGGAAGAGACATGCGCCGATACGGATTCTGGAACTTCATCGGGGACGCCCTCCTGACGATGTTCACTGGCGGATTCTGGCTGATCTGGGTCTTCGTGAGGGAGATGCGCCAGCGCTAGAGTCACAATTTTAACAAGGGGGATAGTGAGATACCCACCCCGAAAGGAACTCCAATGATCGACTTCGTCATGGCTATCGCGAAGACCGCTATCTTCTTCGTCGGCATCTTCTTCTCCATTGTCCTCATGGGCAAGAGAGGAAGGGCCGTCCGGGAGGCGGTCCGCGGTAACGTCATTATCGTCGACTCTCACAGCCCCCGCAAGTGACTCTCACCCCCATGCATCACCCGGTGCATGGGCCTTTCGGGGCGGGTATCTCATACGATCGAACGAAAGGAACCACAATGCTTCATCCTCTCGCTCTCCTGGGCGAGCTCGTACTCATGACGATCGGCGCCATTCTCCTACAGGAGGGCACCGCCAGGCCCATTAAGAGGTCGGTGACCGCGTCCGTCCTTCTGGTGATGATCTCGGCCCTTCTCCTCGGAGTCGGAGCAATCGCGTTCTGCATGAGCCTCGGCTGGCTCATGCACGGCTTCATCGGGGCCTGCATCGGCCTCGGCGTTGCTGGCGTCCTCATCCACATCATCCTCAACACCACGATCGAAAGGAATCGGTGAAATGGCGAACGTCTACACCATTAAGAACACGAGGTTCATCTTCGCGACGAACTTCACGGGTGCCCCGAGCCAGTTCAACCCCAAGGGGGAGAAGCCCAACTGCAACATCGTTCTCGACGAGGAGACCGCGGCCATGCTCCTCGACGCCGGATTCCGGGTCAAGACCACGAAACCGAAGGACGACGTCGAGTACGTCCCGGAGCACTACCTCAACCTCAAGTGCTCCTTCGGAGGTCTCGCGGATCCCGACATCCGCATGGTCCCGTGCCCTCCGGGTGAGGACCCCAGGGAGTGCCAGCAGATCAAGCTCACGGCCGACACCGTGGGCAACATCGACACCGCCCGAGTGGCGAGGGTCGATGTCTCGTTCGCCGACTACCACCACCGCATGGGGGTCAGCGGCTATATCCGCAAGATGATCGTCGTGGTCGTGCCCGACGAGCTCGACCTCGAATGGGGGTTCTGATGGACGAGACCACCATTGCCATCTACGTCCCCGCCAGTGAGACGGAGAAGATCCCGGAGATCCTCGCCCTCTTCGATATGAGGATCGAGGACATGGGGTTCGTCGGGCGGGTCGGTCCGCAGGGGTGGTGGATTATCTGCCCCGGCGTGAGGTGGATCGTCCCCTCGTACAAGCACCCGGACAAGATCGCCCTCGCGGACAACCAGGCGATGGTGGAGGAGGACGGCGTCTACCACCTCGTCTGGATCACCGAGTGATCGGCGAAGTGTTCGTGGAGACCCCGGACGGGCTCGCGTACGTCTCGAACATGGGGCGCGTGTGGTCCGTCCGGGCGTCCGCGTATCTCAAACCCCGAATGCTCGATCTGGGCAAGGGGTTCGATTGGCACGTCTGCTGGGGCGGCCTGTGGCGGAACGTCAACGATCTGGTCAGAGTCCTCCACGGCGAGGATCTCGATCTCTTCTGGACGCCGCCCAAGTCGACCGAGCCGCCGTTCGGTCGCAGGAAGTACCGGGGTCCGGTGAAGGACCTGGACACCGGTATCGTCTACAAGAACATGTGCGCCGCGGCGGAGGCGCTCGGAATCAGCCCGTCGATGGTCAGCATGACCGTCGCGGGGAAGATCAAGAGACCACGACACCGTCTTGGAAAGGAGACATCATGGCGGTCCTGAACTACACCACCGAGTCCGGAGGGAAGGGCAGGCTCTATCAGAACGTCAACCTCGGAGAGCTCTGGAGGCTCTACGAGGAGCGCGGGGTGAGCGAGATCACCATCAACCCCACCAAGGGAGTCATGACGATCGTCGTCGACGGCACCCGGTGGACCTGGTACAACGGATCCGACGTCCTCATCTTCTCGGACCGCATCGGCTTCCACGGGGTCTTCCCCGGGGCCGCCGGCAGCGGCGATGAGCTCGAGAAGCGCTTCGGAATCACTTTCGTCTTCGACAAGCACTGATCGGAAAAGGAGAACATCATGAAGTGCTGTGCTATCGCGACCGAGGACCACGTCAGCGTCAGCTGGGGGGTCGACAGCTCCCCCGAGACGTTCCTCGAGGAGATGCGGAAGTGGCCCGTCATGCCCACGGGGAAGGTGACGGAGGACGGCAAGGGCGTTGAGCTCTCGGCCTTCTGCGAGGAGGAGAACCACATGTGCCTCACTCGCAGGTCCGTCTACGATCGGGTGATCCGCCCCGGGGACGAGCTGGAGCGCGTCGTCGAGCTGGATGAGCGGGGCGAGATCCCCTCGAAGAGCCCCCGAGCGCACTTCTCGTTCATGCGGGGGTCCGCGAAGTTCACCGAGAGCGAGATGTGGCGGAGCGGGTGGGAGCCCGGCGGCGTTCTCTACAACCTCTACGATCTGCGGGACCTGCGGGAGATCTCCTCGCGATTCTGGACGGGTTTCGTGGGGGTCGACTGCGAGAAGGGGACCGTGTCCATCTGGGGGAACGAGGACGACTGCATCGCCGAGAACCTCGAGGTGACGCCTGACAGCGGACTCCACCGCAGCCCCTTCGGGGAGGTCGAGATCGGATCTTACCGGGAGCTGCTGGAGAAGCACGACCGCTCCGGGCGCGGGGACGAGATGGAGGAGAGGACCCGCATCAAGAAGATCATGAACTCCGTCTGGGGCGTCAGCGCCGCCAATGTGATTCAGAGGCACCCCACCAAGACGCTCTCGCTCAGGAGGGGCAAGAAGGAGACCCCGTCGGAGTTCGCCCGTGATCTCTTCGAGCTCCCGGAGACCCCCTTCGTGATCGGACGCGACGTCGAGGACGACGATGTCGTGGTCATCCTCATCGGGGGCGAGATCCGGTACATCCGCCGCGGGCACGGGATCGACGTCGTCTGCAAGGACGGGGACCACTGGGCCTTCAAGAGCGAGAGGGCGTACATCCACGGCTTCGACGGGTACGGGTGCCGCGTGTCCATCGTTCACGAGAAGGAGATGGGGCGCTACTACGCCCCTCAGACCGTGGGGGACCTCCGGAGGATGGCCCAGGACCCGAACATCGCGTACATCACGCACGAGGAAGGTCTCACGACCTTCTCCGTCGGCGTCATCGGCAACGACGTGAACCTCCACGTCAAGGACCACGGGGGGATCGTCGTCTGGAACGACGGGAGGAAGCCGACGTTCGTCAAGAACGGGGAGGAGCTCGGCGACGGGCTCGCGTTCGCACCCGTCGAGGCCCGAGCATGAGCGAGGAGAAGTTCAAGCGCGTCGCCGGAGGGGAGGTCATCCTCTCCTCGAAGGGGAGGGCATGGCACCTCCGCGGCGCGCGTCACATCCGCCCCAGACGGGTCGACGGGAAGTGGATGGTGAAGTTCAAGGGGGAGGAGCACGACCTGAAGAGCCTCGTCGAGAGGGTCTTCGGCTGCGAGCTCCCCGATGACTGGTCCCCCAGCGAGAAGGGCGACCCGCCCGAGCGGAGGCGTCTGCGCAGGGGGCCGGTCAGATGCCTCGAGACGGGGGTCGTCTACCCGTCTCAGTCCGCGGCCGCGGAGGCCCTCTTCCTCTCCCCCAGCATGGTCGGGAAGACCCTGCGCGGGATGTACAAGAACCCCACGTATCACTTCGAGTACGCCAGTGGCGACGACCTCCCCATCGAGGGTGAGGCTGCGACCGAAGCAGCGTGAGGCTCTGGACAAGATGCACGACGGGTGCGTCCTCATGGGCGGGGTGGGCTCCGGCAAGTCCATCACGGCCGTCGCCTATTGGCGGAGGGCGCACCCGGATCGTGCTCTCGTCGTGGTCACCACTCCGGCGAAAAGGGATTCCATGGAGTGGGAGGCGGAGATCGCCAAGATGGGGGCCTATGAGGCCCCGTTCGAGGTGGTCTCCTGGAACAAGATCTCGGACGTGAAGGACAGGACCGGCTGTTTCTTCGTGTTCGATGAGCAGAAATTGAGGGGATCCGGGAAGTGGGCTCAGAACTTCCTGAAGATCTCCTCGAAGAACGACTGGGTCATGCTCTCGGCGACGCCCGGCGACTCGTGGAAGGACTACCTGTCCCTGTTCCTCGCCAACGGGTGGTACGAGAACAAGACCGACTTCTACGAGAAGCACGTCATCTGGGACCGGTGGGCGAAGTACCCGAAGATCAAGCGGTACGTCAACGAGGCCCGATTGCGGAGACTGCGATCCCGCCTGCTCGTGGAGATGGGGGACGACCGAGCGACAGAGCGCCGTTTCGTGGACCACTGGTGCGATTACGACCGTGAGTTCTACGAGAAGATGACCAAGAAGCGGTGGGACCCCTACGAGGACGCCCCTCAGAGGGACGCAGCGGCCCTTTGCAGGGTTCAGCAGCGCATAGTCAATACCTCCCACGATCGGCGGGAGAAAGCCCGTCAGATCGTCTCCGAGACGCCCAGGATACTGGTTTTCTACTCCTGGGAGTACGAGCGGGACATCCTTCTCGAGATCGGGGAGGAGCTCGGCCGCACGGTCACCGAGCGCAACGGGCACAGGCACGATCCCGTTCCCGATTCAGACGAGTACCTCCACATCGTGCACTACTCGTCCTGCGAGGCGTGGAACTGCGTGTCGACGGACACGGTCATGTTCTACTCCCCGTCGTACTCGTGGTGGATGGCCGAACAGGCGTTCGGACGCATCGACCGCATGAACACCGCGTACAGGACGCTGTACTGCCACAGACTCCTCTCCGACTCGTCGATAGGCAGGGCCATCATGGACTGCCAGGCGAGGAAGGGGAGGTTCAACGAAGCAGCCTGGAAGGGCTGAGACCGCGCACAGCGAAAGGAGCACATGATGCGCGACAACGAGATGACGAACGGGGTCTACCTGTGGACGGACGCCGGGCAGTTCGGCGCCTACCTCACCGAGGGCGAGGAGGCGGCCCTCACCGGGGTCTTCCACTACTTCCCCGTCACCGACGTGAGGTGGACGTCCTTCGTCCACTTCCGCCCCGCCCACTGCGTCGGCAACGCCGATGAGATCCGGAGGGCCATGGAGGTCAAGAACAACTTCATGAGCGCCATGGAGAAGCTGGGCATCCGCGCCGTCGGCTGCCCCTTCGACTGGGACGAGATCAGGGAGTGGGTGCAGCCCGGGAACGTCTGGTCCGTCAGCAGGAACCACAGCGACAGGGGGTACCCGAGGTTTCAGCACAGCGCATGGTGAAGGAATCCCCTACCGAAAGGACCCCTACCGTGAACCGCTGGCTCGACAGCAATCGCCGTAGGATCGCGCAGGACACGTTCGCCCGCCTCGGATGGGACGACGCGCTGTTCGTCGGCCTCTTCCTCGAGAACTTCCGCCACTCCCGCCACGACTGGCGGCACCTCCACCTGCTTCTCATGGCCGGCCTCACCTCGCTGAGGCTGCGCTGGGAGATGCGGGGATGGATCCGCCCAACCGTTGGCGGGGTGTACGCGGACGTCCTCGTCCACGAGGACCCGCTCTTCGTCCCGATCCCTAAGGACGTCTCGCGCCTCGTGCGATCCTACTGGATCTACGTCTACCTCAGTGGTCTCATCAGGTATCACCTCTGAGACCTTCGCTCATACCTCGCAAGGGGTATGAGTTTTTCGCATGGGG